TTCCGGTAAGCGTGTTGTTATGCGATACAGCAGTTAAGTATGTAGAAGAGATGTCAGGAATATCAGCTTTGTTAATAACCCTAAACGAAGGCAATCCTGACCCACTTACTGGCCCTGCAAGAAATGTGTTAGCACCAGTATTAATAAAGTTTAGATCAAATGTTCCATTAGTCGTAATCGGACTACCTGTCACCGTAAACACATTGGCTTGAGCAGTAAGGCTTATCGATAAAGATGATGGAGTGAAACTAACATATCTAAGGATTGTGACACTACTATCGCCTAGTATTGTGACAGTAGAAGAAGGGTCAGATAGTGTAGGAACAACCTGTGGAGCAGAGATAAGCACTCCAACAGGGTCTTCTAATACGGTTACTCTGGCGAAAATGTCTGTTGGCATGACTCTCCTTACGGTACTGGTCTAGTGACTTCGGGAGAAACCGTAAAGCTGCCTTGAACGAGTCTGATTACATCAGCACCAGTCTGAATTTCAAGGTCATATTTGTAAGCACCAGTTGGCAATGCTTCTGTATCATCTGCGGTAATATCAAGCGTAATAGTGTTATCTAAAAGAGTTATTCTGCTGTTTTCTGTGGTTAACTCAATAATAATTGTCTCAGAAACAACGGTTGGGCGAACTTGCATTCTTGCAGTTGAAGAATTGTAATCGGGTTCGGTGTTATCAGCGTTAACAACGGATAAATTTCGCTGAAAAGTCGCACCCTGCTCGCAAATTATATTGTAAGTTCCCGCTAGCATATAACACCTCTTATGGTGGTGGTGGAACATCAACCATTCTATATGGTAATGCGTTAAATATCAATTCAAAAGGGTAGCTATTATATATTGGCTTTTTTCTAAACTCTGGTTCTGGAAGAGGTGATGGATCTTCTGATACTACCGGATAATATCTCTTGTTTACATTGGTCATTGCCAAGTTATGACCAGCATTAATATAACTTAAATTATCTGGATTTATAACTCCAGCAGGGGCATAGTTCCCCTCGTCATCACTTGGATAAGGATTTCCATCTACATCATAAGAAAATATTGGTATATAAAGAAAATTAAAGGTTATATCGGTGTAAAGAAGTGATTCTAAAGTAGGAAGTTTATTTAGGTCGCTTAAATTATATGATAAAACATCAAACTGATTTCTTATTTTTTGAGTGTTTGTAAAACCAGTAAAAAGCAATTCCCCAGGTTCAAAACCATAGAAAAAATTTTGATTAACTCTTCCTAGTGCTTCATATATGTTTGTTGAAGCAGGATTAGTGGGATCAACAAATTCGTAAGGAACTTGAAACCATGTTAATTTAAATACAACTTTCGGAACTAATGTTTTGCCATAAAAACCTGCAATAGTTTGATTATTAACTGGTGGATTGACAACATCAGAAACAAACTTGTAAGCACCACCCTTCATTGTCAAATATTCGGCAGAAGATTCTGTTGTATATGTTGAAAACCTTTTATATTCCCTAATTGGGTGTTCAAGAACAATATTCTGAGTATTATCATCCATGTAATATATGTCATCACCACCATCAATTTTATATTCTCCAGGATATTCTTCATTAAGGTTAGACATTACTTCGTCACTAACAACTAAGTATGGTTTTGTTGCAAATTCAACAACCACTTCGTATTTGTCATATATCACATAATAGGGAGGAATATATTGCCAAGAGCTAGATGCGTTTGTATCCCAAGAAAGCAAATCAGAATCTGGTTCAGTAGTTTTTCTTTCTAATCCAATTCCCTTTATACTTGATATTCTATCCGCATAAAGCCAACGGAATTGTGGATGAGTCATAGGTGGGGTTCTTATTAAAGATCCATTAGTTGCATTTATTTTCGTATCGCCTAAAGCCTGTTGACAAAACAACGCTAATGGGTTTTCTGGATTTAAATCCATCCCAGGCCCATTTATGATGTATGTTAATGTGGCCCTACTATCGCCTTCTATGGATAAAGAAGAAACCCCTGGAGATATGCTAGCTATTTTTTCTGATATTTCTCCGTCTGTCCAAAGGTTTGGTTCATTAAAAGGTACTGATGGCATTTATATCTCCTTGGTTTTTAAACCGTTCCTAATTCAACTTGTTCTTGTTTGCTTAAAGCACCAGGTATTTTACCTTGTATCTGAACAGGTGGTGTAGTTTGTGGTTTATTATCTTTAGCTTTTTTCATTCCTTCTGCAAAAGCATCTGCCAATGCATTCTTGTCTAATTTATTAGAAATATCGCCAAGCATATCTTCTTGAGTCTTTTGGCCAGATGCTGCCATCATTGCGTTTTTTCTCACTTCGTCACCAACCCCAGCGATTGATGTTGATGAAACTTCTCTTACTGCTGCACCAACAGAAGATCCTTTTTTTATCCTATCTTGTTCTGCTGGTTTACCTTGCTTAAGACTTTCACCTGACTTTGATATTGCTTCTCCACCTTTAGCAATGCTTTTTCCAACATCACCCATAAGAGGTATATACGATATCACTTCCCCAAGACCTTGGATAATTAATCCAACTATATTTACAAATGCTCCTAGTAAAGTTTGAATTATTTCAAGAGTTGTTTTTATAACAAGTGTTAATGCATCAAACGCAAAACTAAGAGTTGCCATAGCTACAGATACAATTGGTGATGCAAGTACTCCAATCGTTTGAACTAATGCAGATGAAAAAGCAGTTATAAATTCTATTATTGGTTTTAATACATTTGAAACTCCAACAACTATAGTGGCTAATGCGTTGAATACTGGGCCAATCACACTATACACAACCGCACCTAAATCCATTAATGGAGAAACAACATTGTCAAACGCAACGGCAGATTTATTTATTGAAGGAGTCAACTTCTTCATTGAATAATCTACATAATCAGCATACTTTCTAAGTAATGGAGAAAGATATTCTACCGCTGGTATTAATGCTCTCCCTATAACACCACTAAGATCATTCATCACTATTTCAAGCTTTTGCATTAACGCTGGATTTGCTTTTGCAACCAATGGGCCAAAAACAGCAAGTGCTTGATTAGCTATTTTAACTGATTGAGTAACACTATTTAAAGCTATACCTAAACCAGCAGATGCAATTCCAAGTGCTGGAAACTTACTTGAAAGATCCTTAAATTTTTTTCCAAATTCACCAAAGTCAATGCTTTTAAGCAAGTCTGGAATTTTACCACCGCCACCGCCTGAGGCAGCAGCACCTCCCGCTCCACCAGAAGCAGCAGCACCACCAGCACTAGCTGCCCCAGTTCTAGCTACTGCCCCAACAATTGCACCAGCAGCATAATATTCGGTTTTCTTTTTGTTTCTTCCGCTATTTATTGATTCAAGTTGTTTCCTGTTTTCTGGATCTTTGGCAGCATCTTTCTTTACAACAAACTCACCTGGGGTAAGCATTGCTGGTTGTGTATCAGTACCCTTTGGCTTCATTGGGCCAGAAGCATCACCACCATCAGCAAGATAGGAAACACCTCCACCTTTAGACATTTCTTTGGGTTGCTTGTAACCAATCCCTTTGGCCATCATTTTCAAACCATAATTAACGAGTGGGCCTCTAAACAAAGGGGTTAAATTCTGAAACCCAGCAATCATTGAATCAAGTTCTTTTTGAGTTCTTTGATTAGCTTGTGCTAATTCTTTTGCAGCTTGATCTTGTTGTTTAATTAGATCATTTGCAGCTTTGGCCTCTTCGTTTGCTTGTCTTTCTTCTTGTTTCCTAAAGTATGTTCTTAGTGTTTTTTCTGCATTAGCTGCATCTTGTTCGGCTTTTTCTTTTTCTTTTAAAGACTTTTGAGCAGATTTTGCAGCATCAGCAGCATCTTTTTTTTCTTGAGCTTTTTTTGCATCTGTTGCAGCTTTATCTGCTGCAATAACAGCTTCTTTCTTTTTATTTTCGTCGTTTTCAAAAAGCTTTTTAGGAGGCCCAACAAATTCTTTAGTTCCTTCTTTACCAGTTTTTTTAACTTTCTCTTCATCTGCTTTTACAATTTTTTCATTGTCTATGATTGATTGTCTTACACCAGAAATCATCTTAGACCAAGCATCACCAGTCTGATTGATGCCTTCAATCAAAGAGGAAATTTTTACTGGCTTAACTTTCTCTTGTCTTTTTTCTATTTCTTTTTCTCTGGCTTTTTCTTTAACTATTTTTTCTTTTTCTTGAAAATCAATTACTTTCTTTGGTTCTTTTACAACTTCTTTTGTAGATGTAGATTTGTCCTTAGTTGCTGGCTTTTGAACCTTCTCAGGCTTTGCTACTACTTGAACTTTTATTGATTTAATTGCGTTTACAAGGGTTGTTTGCAACCTTTTAATTGCCGTAGTCAAACCAGTAAAGCTTTTGGTAAAATCCCTCGATCCCGCCTTAACACTTTGGGCAATATTTTCCACCGCACCAACCAGATCGTTTGTCATCTCGTCATCTGATTTTAATGGAATATCTGCCATTATTTTATCCCTGGTGGTAAGCTTCCAAATTGCTTAATCCAAGATGATTTCATCTTGGCTTCACTCATCCCTAATGATGCTCCCATTTTCATAAAACTAAGGCATTTTTGCAACATCATATCTTCAATAGGAACAATTTTCTTTCTAGTATTCCACTCATGCTTTTCATCAGGAATATTAACAGGAATACCCTTATCATCTCTTCTCCGATAATAAAGTTCTACTATCTGCCTATCGGTCAACTTCTCAATCTCCCAAGGCCGAAGGAGATAAGGCTTATCCATCAAATTAACATAGTAGGTTTTTAAATTAGGTGGAGGTATTGGTTCTTTTGGATTAAAAGAACCATCACCTACACCTTCTTGCCGTTTGGGAATGATTTATCCCGAACTATTTCCATTACGGCTTCAAACCTGTCATTTTCAGCAAGCATGATATCTTGAACTTCATTCTCAGGTGCTGAAAACAATATAGATGCGAATGCCAATGCTCCTGATGGAGTAGACAACGATGATATAGAGTTCTCGCTACCAAATGAATAAATTCCGCTCGCAATATCTCTTGTTACAGAAGAAATTGCTTCACGGAATTCAACAGGTTCTAATCTGTCCTTCATTGAAAAAATAGAATCGAGAGCTTTCTTTTCCATTCTCTTTTCAAATTCAGCTTTAACTTTTTGTGTAATGAGTCCAGCGGTGTATTTTTTCCCATTGTATTCAATGGTCAAAGACCCTTCACCGCTGGAATTTAACAAATTACCAACTGTATCTGACATGAATGCTTCCTTTCAAAAAAACAAATTAAGGAGTAACTGGCCCAACTCTAAAATCAAAATCACCATATGTAGCAAATGTCACAGATATTTTTTGAACATCTTTTGCATCTGCTGTATAGTTCAACGAAGTTATAACGCAATTAGTTATAGTTACTGTTTGTTCTGGATCATCTCCATCACCAATACTAATAGATCCAACAGAACCTTGCTTCAATCCGTATCCACCAACAACTTCTAAAATATCAAGGGTTATCTCTGCTGAATACATACCAATGGCATGAGAGTCAAAACCTTGATTAATAAAGGTTGTAGTATCAATCACTTCTGCTTTTGAATTTACAGAAATATTTGTCGCTGGAAGAGGATCTGCTATACCAGAAAGAAAAACTTTTCCGTTTCGACCTGAAAGAATAGCCATTTTAAAAACTCCTTAAATTATACTGAGAAGTCAGCAAAATTAACGGTAGGGGTTGAAGAAGGTATCAAAGTCAATTTTACCTTTTGAACATCTTTTACGGCAACATCATAAGTAACTTGGGTTACTGTGCAATTTTCAAACAAAAAGTCTGCACCAGCATTAGTAGCAGCAAGATATTCGTTTGTGGTCAATGTTGACTGAGTCGCTGTTGGATTTTCTGCTAAAAATGCTGTTCTATTGCCATCTTGTGAAAGCTTTAAATTAGCCTTCATACCAGCGAAAATAACTGGCATTTCTTCTTTATCATAAACTGCTTCAACAGTTATTTCTGCCGATTGAATCCCATCAGCAAGAATTGTATACCCTAAACCATTATAATTGCTTGCATCTGGAGTATCCATTTTTGTAGCAATAGTAACGGATGTGCAGGGAAGGAATACTGGGGTTAAAGTGTCTGTTCTTTCTATAAAAAGACTAGCTACTTTACCAGTAAGAAAAATATTATCTACTGCTGCCATGTTTGACTCCTTAAATTAAACTAAACCTTGTTCCATGAACCCATATGATACCTTAAAACCAGTCACATTGTAAACTGTATTCGGGTTGCTGTTGACGGAAAACGGCTGAATACCTTTGATACTTATTCGTGATGGACTAAGCGAAGCTGGAAACTGGCTTATCTGATAAATTTCTTTTCTAATTTTGTACCTGTCGTCAAGATCCGTATACACTAGATCCCTAGCATACTCTTGAATGTAATAAACCCTGATTGAATATATGTACTCAGATATTCCACCAAAGGCTTCTATTCCTAATTCTTCGCCTTCTTCTGATGGTGCTATTACTACACATGGGAATGAATCAGATTCCCTTATAACCGCACCCTTACGCTTGTATACGGTGTAAGTTAAATCCACTAGCTTTTCTGCAACAGTATCCATGATCGTAGTGTAACGATCTGCTGCATTAGCTGCCATAATCGGTCTTGGCTTGCGATATATTCTGTTATTCATGTTTAACTCTGTTGAGTGCAATCAAGACCGTAATATTCTCTGTTTCCAGCGTTATCAATTTGGTTGACATAATACTTAACCGAATTAACATCCGTTATTTCGCAATCAATCATGGGCTTGAAACCACTAAGGTTAGCTTTCCATACTAAAAATCTTGTAATGTTTTCAATCTTTGCCACACCACTTTGATCGGTGTAAGCTAATGTCATTGCTCTTCTAAATCCGTAGTTTGTAGTGACGGTAGAATTGTCTACATTTTTTAAATTAAGCACCTCTGGATTATCAAACACATGATATTCCTGAGACAAGTTTAGCGTAGGCATACACACCCCTTACATGAATTGTGTTTTAAATGTCTGCGGGCTAACATAGGTTAGCAATTTATTTACTTGCGTAATGTGCTGTAAGGTTTGCTGCCTCCACTCTGTTCTAGAAACAGCAACACCTTCCCATGAATAAGAAGGTTGAGGGCTTGCAGAATCAGCCACCAATGCGTTTATGTAATTGTCTCTTATAGTCAGGAGGTTTTCGGCTGGAGTTGGCATAATAACCTCTTAAAAATAAAGCTAGGGGCCAAGAACTGACCCCCAGCCTAGGGTAGGAAGGACTAAGCAGGGAGTCCTTGAACAACATAGCGAGGATCAGTAACACCAGCAGAACCCCACCAAGAAGCCTTGATAGCAACCGCAATGTCCTGATTAAACTCGGCCCAATTATTCGCAGGGGCTTGAACAACTTCCATAGGCTTGGCCTCTCTCCAGACAAACGCTTTCTTGAAGTTACCAAGATAGACATATTTGTCTGCGGTGGAAGCAGCAATACCGCTGGTTACCAACAGGTTTCTCGCATGGGAAGATGTGAGAAGACCATAGTTAGTATCCAATGGGTTAGGACTTTCCAACTGCTCGACATCACCAGAAGTGGCAAAAGGCCCATTTTTGGTAACTGTCTGAGGATTGAGAATCCTACTTGCAGTATATTTTTGAAAAGGCATAACAAGCATTTGCATACCAGGGCCAAAGATATCGATTGGCTTACCAGTATTAGGATCTTTCATCTGGTAGAACAATTGTTCCAGCGTATTAATGCTAGCAAAATTGCTCAACGCATAAGAAGTCACCTTGTTGATGAAGCCAAAGGTCATGCCAGCTTGAGCGGTTGCTGAATAGGTATTCAGAGTAGCTTCTGCACCAGCAGCAGTACCGTATACATAGCTACCTGTGAGGCCAAGTACCGTGTTAAGAATTCTTTCTTCACGCACTAGACCGCAATAAGTACCTACAGATTCAGCAGATGCCAAGGCCTGTGAAGTCTTATCCGAATAAATCATTTCAGCGGTAATCGCACAAATTCGCCCCACCTTTTCGATGGCTGGAAGTCGTACATAGTTACCAGAGAACTGGGTTTGCGGATAAGGCATACCAGGTTGAACCACTTCTGGCGAAGGGCTGATATCAGACA